GCCAACCCCGCGCCTTCCTATTGCGCCCTGAAGACACGACAAGCCGTGGTTTCCGCGGTGCGCACCGGTCGCGTCGCCCGTAACCAGCTCGAACCCTACGTGATTTCCGGTACCGCCGGGCCGGCAGCGCTTTACAACACGCTGGTGGCCACGGTGACAGCATTGCAAGCCCAGCTTCCCTCGACAGGAGTTGCAAAATGACTATCGCCCTCACTACGTTGCTCTCGCTCATCAGCAATTTGCTGCCGCTGCTGACATCAAGCGCCAATGCCAATCTGATCGGGTCGATCATATCCACGCTGGAACAGTTCCTGCCGTTTATCGTCGACGAGATATCGGCATTGTACCAGCCGGTGAAAAACATCATCGCCGCACTGTCCGCAAACCCGGCGACGACCGCCGCGCAGCTGGCAACCTTGCAGACGCTTGATGCACAGGCCGATGCAGCCTTCGACGCTGCGGCGGCTTCGACCGACGCTGGGAATTGAGTCGACAGAGTAAGGATGATGGCTGAAGACAACAGCATTTCGGCCCTTCGATCTGCTGTTGCCGAATTAAAGCAAGCCGTCCGGGATGTTCGCGAACACCATACCGAACTGGTTCACGCACCTTATGCGGTTACCCTTCCAGCAGCAGCCACAGGCTGGAATTTCGAAACTTTCGAGAAATATATCAACCAGCGCTTTGGTGATTTGTCGCTACAACTTCGCGAACGTTACGAGGCTCAACAAACTGGCGTCACTGCTGCTTTGGCCGCTGCCGAGAAAGCCGTTAATGCTGCTTTGATTGCCGCTGAAAAGGCCGTCGACAAGGCGGAAGGCGCGCAGCAACTTCGCAATGAAGCTCAAAATGAATTCCGTCAGGCATTATCCGATCTCTCATCGTTAATGTGGACGAGAAATGAAGGAACAGAAAAAGTAGATTCGCTACGTCGCGAAATAAGCATAACTCTTACAACCCTGGAAACTCGCGTTGGTGCGCTTGAAACCGGCTACGCCAATATCCAGGGACGTATCTGGTCGGTAAGTGCGTTATTTGCGATTGCGACTTTGTGTGTTTACATTGGGCTCAGATTCATCGGGCACTGACATGCATCAGTTCAAGACAAGATCATCGGCAGTCGTAGCCTTCAATGGCATTGTCAAGGTGCTGCTCACTGTCAAATCATTTCCTCCATCGCAGGACGAGCACCTGTTTTGCAATCTGCTCAAAGAGCACGTAGACTTCGACGAAGGTGATAGCGTTGAAGTAACTTTAAGGAAACTTCCCAAAACATAAGGAGTATAGATATGACACGCATCACCGTGGCATTGGCGTTGTTTTGCGCACTTGTTGTTTCCCCGACTGAGGCTCGTCAACGTCATCACCGCGATACTTTCCTCAAAGATCCCAACTGTTTTATTTTTTGTGACGGCTCGCTGGTGTCATCTCGCGGCCTGCGCGTGGTCAAGGCAATGGGCGGGTTAGGCGAACCGGCACGGCGTTATCCTGCGCAAACCGTCTCGCATCCGGCAGGCTGCCCAGCCCGAGCGTTTTGCGGTTGCGGCGCTGCGGTGCGCGTGTTTGGACGCCCGGTAAAATCGTTATATCTGGCGGCCAACTGGTACAAATTTCCTCGCACCTCGCCGGCTCCCGGCGCAGTAGCGGTGCGGAAGCATCATGTGTTCGTACTCGAGCAGCACCTAGGAGGTAGTATCTGGCTTGCCTATGATGCTAACAGCGGTCGGCATGCTACGAGAATCCACGCCCGATCTATTTCAGGTTACGTGATCGTGCAGCCGCGAGTTTGATAATATAAAAAGCGATGGCTGGTTTGTTGTAATCATCAGCAGCATTATAGCGACGCAGTAAAATTAAAAGGCATTTTTCCAAGTCTTTATTGCTCATCGCGGTTGTCCCACATCACTGGCTCGCAATGTCAGAGAGCGTGTCGCCGGATCAACGGATTGCGCGAGACGAGCCCGGTCATCACCGGGATAATCCTGCACATCATGATATTCTAGCTCGAACCCATCGTTGGCCTTAACGACCATCCAAAGCAGACGTCTCAGATCGGCGCAAATCGCTATTTCTCTTTCGAGGCAATGCAGAGCGTAAGCCAATTCAGCCTTGGTCTTGCCGAGTTCGCTTTCGTCCTCGCCCATCACATAGGCGACCATATCGGCCAGATGCTCAGTCTCAACCATTGTCCGACTCCGTACCGCTTGCCTGGGGTAACCGCGTCATTCTGCTGACATCCTGATTGATCGAATTGCGGAAAGCGCCGCTTCGCCGATGAACTTGGCAAACGCCGGCGGAATCGCTTCTCGCAAGCCGTCACGGTTCATCCATTGCGTTCCCATGATGTCGCGCGCCCTTTGGACACCTGAAAAATTGCCTACGATATGCATCATCTCGCCGTCGAGCACGGGGCGCCCCATCTTGCGGATCGGCGCGTCATGATCTGGATGGTGCGGCGGTTCAACTGAAAATGAGCACTCAAAGAGGCGGTGCCGATAGGTCAGCAAATTGAACATCGCGCCGCAGAGCATAATCGGGTCTTGCAGCGGCGCCCCCACGACGTTCTCAATTACATAGGGGATTCCTGACGCGCGGAGCATCGCCCGCGTCGGTTCGATTAGGTCAGGGTGATCTCGCCCCTGGATGCGCTGCGCCAACGTGTGGGCTTGGCAGGGAGGTGATGCCCATATGAAATCGAAGCCGGAGGGCAGCGTGGTGATCGCGTCAGCACGGATAAAGGGGAATGGATAGTTCGGCTGCGGCTTGATGTCGATGCCCACAACCTGAAAGCCAGCCGCATCAAGGCCATGCGAGGCCCCGCCTTGGCAGCAAAACAAATCGAGAGCAACGGGTCGCATTTGTGCGTCAATCCTTGTGATGCGAAGAGACCGCGTTGCGCGCGATCGATAGCAGCAGATCGCGAAACTCTGGCGGCGTTGCCTTCGCTTCGCGCTTGCTCAATTGAGCGATGCCCATTGCGGCAAGTTCTGCTCGAGGTCGATCGGCGCTGATCCAAGCCTCTGGCGCCGGACCCTTGCCCCATTTCAGCGAGGGCAGATCGACTCCGAAGGCATAAAGCCATGTTGCCTTACGCGCTCTATGGCCATAGTTGCGCTGTTCGATATGAGCCGACCAGCCGCCGCACGCTCCACGTACCCATCCGCCGGAGCTAGGCGGCCTCGGGAGATCGAATGCCGGCCATGCCAGGGAAACCGCGGGGTGCTCGAGGACGCCCCCCCAGCGCCGCACAGCAGCCAGCGCTGCGGCGAATGTGCCTCCATCGTCGCCAACCCGGTGGCCGTAGCGCGCCTGATTAACCGGGGCCATCTGACACCATCGATCGCATGGCGGATGGGCGACAACGGGGTAAGGCCCGTCATACTTCCGGGCATCGCGTGGGAGATCCCACGGATCGATGTTCTCGAGCCCGAAATAGCATCCGTCTTTGGCGACGAAAAGGGCAGCCACGTTCACGACTGATCTCCGTCTCGGTGTGGGCGCGATACAGCGCTTCGCACCTCTTCCTTAGAAACGTCTCTAAGGCGAAGGCCGTGATCATTGATCGCAGGTCCAACTCGTTTGCAAGATGGGCAGGTTTCACCTTCAGGCAGATCGTTGCCATTGGCGCAAAGGATGCAAAATATAGCGATGTTCACAGTTTCATCTCCACCAATTGACCGATCCGGAGCGCCATTAGAGCCTGGCTGACACGGTATTTCTTGGCTAGCTTCTCGACGCCGCTACCATCCGCAACGTCAATCCCACCAATCTCCTTCAAGTCTTTAAGCAAGAAAGAGGTTGGCATCAGGAGTTCCATGGCGAAGATGTTGGCCTCGTGCTCGATGTCCTTCATTCGCTGGCTCGGTCCTGTAGAGCCACAGCGTCGCGGCCTGCCGAACTAATCTTGTCGCAGCCGTAGTCATCCTCGCGCTCGTCGGATTCCTGGATGATGTATTGGCGATCTCGCAAGGCCCAAATATCCTTGTCGTCGAGAATGACGTTCGTACCGGAAAGCCAGCCGTTGTCGCCGTCACGCGAATAGGCGATGCAGTGGCCCTTGGCCAGCTTTCTCAAAAGCCTAGTCTGCGCTGGCGTTAGATCGCTCATTTCCCGTCTCGCTCATTAGAGGTCACAAAGTTCATCGCTGATGCTCCCGATAGGCTTGGCAACCAGGACAAAGCTTTGAGGGTGGATCGGCCCAATCCGTATCGCATTCGCTGCACTTCACGGGTTTGTTAGTCTGAGTGACCGAAAAGGTGAGGTCCGGACCTCCGGTGACGATGCCCTTCATAGGCCCGAACCCCGTGCTTTCCCTGTCGTCTCCAACTATCAACGGCTGCCTTTCGACAGGCCCGTGGTTGGCAGGTTCCGCATTCGTGAATTGGTCTGTCGATGTCACCGGGATGATGGCTTCCAAAACGAGGCGTGCCTGACGCCTGAATTTATCGGCCTCATGCTTTGATAAAATTTCCAGCCGTTGTGGTGGGAGCCAGACATCGTTAGCAAGCGCCTGTGCGCCAGCTTCGACAGCCTCCGGGGATGGTTGTTGGGCAGCACCGGGCCGCAAGGCGTCACACGTTCGTCGTATCAATTCTTGCAGACCATCAATACCCATGATTCCAACATCTTGAGAATCGCCAAGAAGGCCAGACACGCGAATAACAACGCGGTCGCCCCTGACAGCATCAATGACATCGGATAATTCTTGCAAGACTTCGATAACTGGCCGTGTCGCCAGTGCGTCAATTCCAGTACCAGGAGACAGTTGTGGCTGCCTGGTTGGATCGCCGCAAGTATGCGTATGCGTGACGCCCGCGCATCCACCGCAAGCTGGCTCGGTGTCAGGAGACAAGCGCATCATGCCCCGCCTTCAAGCTTGATCAGCCGCCGTTCGATCTTCGGATCATTCGGATCCCGGCCGTGCAGCACCCACTCCCTGACCGTGGTATATGGGCGGTCAAACCAGCGAGCAACGTCAGCTACTCGCATGTTGTGCCGCCGCATGCACTTCTTCAAACGCTTCTGGAACGTCATGACTTACCCCTGCTTGAAGAAATCATCGAGCATACCGGACAGTTCCGGGTTGGCGGTCGCCGGCTGGCCTTGTGCGATGCCGAACGAGCCCTGCTTGGCCTGCTCGCTCGGAGCGTTGGCGACGAATGCCGTCGTTCCCTGGGGATGCGGGAACGGGGCCTGCGGGGCTGCTGCAGCGGGTTGTCCAGCCGGGGCTGCTCCATTGGCCTGCTGCATTTCCGCCGCTGTCCGGCGCCGCCTGCGGCCCGTGGGAGCGGGTTCAGAAGGAGATGCGGCAGGTTGAGCAGTACCCGTCTGAACCGACGGCTGGACTGTCGCAAACCCGGCAAACTGCCCCGAGGCCGGCGCGGAAACGAAAGGGGCGGGCTGTTGCACCTGCGAAGCGGGCGGATTGTGTATCACCGACATAGTATTGGGAAATGGCTTGGTTCCGGCGTCAGTAGCCTGCTGCATGGACGTAGCGATCGCCCCCGCCGGCCGCGCCACGTCGTTCCGGCCGACCAGCGCGTCGGTTTTTTTCTCGGCATAAGCTGCCTGCCGGAGCTGGGCGGTCGGCGCGTCGATATACTGGGTTGCCTGGAATTGTAGGGTGCCTTGCACCCCCGGCACGAAGAAGATGCGGGTGATCAGGTCGGCCATATTCACACCATTGCCCTTACACTTCTCGACATACTCCCGCAGGTAGGAATGCGAGTTCGGCGGCACCGCCAGCAGGAACAGGGTTGGGAAGCCGGGAATCAGCAAAGCGATTTTCTGCTTTTGCGAGCACCACGGCACCTTCTTGCCATTGGCATTGACCTTGGTCCACTGCGCGCGCTCGCAGATCGCGCAGGTCGGCGCTTGCGGCGAATTCGCGCTGACTGATGGGCCAATGCCGTTGTCGGAGAAGCAGTCGGGACGAACACCGTCCATGCTCGGATCGAATTGCCCGGCAAAATAAATGCGGCTCATCACCGGATTGACATCGATAATGGCGGCATCCAGATACACCCCGATCGCCGGATCGAACGTCGGTACCGGGATCTCGTTGTTGCCGGCATCGATCAGGGTGAAGCGCCCGCCGCCGATCGAGACGTGCGGTGGCATAGCGCTGCCGAGATTGGCTGACAGGGCGCCTGCGATATCGGGGGTTTTATATTGCTGGAGATGAACGGGAAGCTGCTGGGTCATTTTAACTCCGTTTGATGTTGAGCCTTGAGTAATGCGAGATCGACACGCCGGGCGGCAACTGGCCGTTGTTGGCCTGCATGTACTGACGGATCGGATCAATAGCGACGCCAAGTTTCAGCATGTCATTGCCGCAGGAATCCCAGTTGTCGGCGATGAAGTCGAACAGCGCCTCACGGTCTTCGATCTTGGTGTTTTGCAGGTTCGAAATATAGGCGGTGCCGGAATCGGTCTTGGTCGAATCGGCCTTGCGCTCGGCGAGGCGGGCGAACAGCGCATCCTCGATTTCCTTCAGGCGAGCCTTGTGCGGTTCGGCCCACTCATTGAATTTTACCTGAGCCGCCTTGATCAGATCCTCGATCCTGAAGTTCTCAGCGATCAGGGCATCGTCGGACAAATCGGAATTATGCCCGATCGGAGGATTACCAATATTGGCATCCCGAACTGGAACGGTGTTAGTTTTACGAGGCATCCAATTTCCTTCTAAGACCATGATGCCGGGGCTTTCCCCCGGCTGGTTTCATGGTAACTCCTGCGTTGGATTGATAGTGCCGACTGCACGGCTAAATCATCTACCTTCAGTGTCGTAATTATTACGACTCTATTTTATCATTGTCAACAGCGCACCCTGCAACGACAGATTATTTTCCAGTCGCCGGAAAATCTCGATCTCCAGCGGGTTCGATACTATCTGGACAACATTCACCGGGTACCTCTGCCCCGGTCGGTGGGCTCGTCGATTCGCCTGGGCATACAATTCGGCTTTGTCGCTTGTTCCGTACCAGATGACAGTTCGAGCCATCCATAGGTCGAGGCCATGCGCCATAGTCCCAGGGTCCGCGACAATTCCCTGAAGATCACCTTCCTGGAACGCGGCGAATATTTTTGTCCGTTCTTTCTGGCTGACATCACCATTGACGATCTCCACCTTTCTCGGCTTCATCTCGCGAGCCAACAGGTTTACCACGGACGTCAGCGGCGCGAATACCAGGAACTTGCCGGGCGCCTCGTCCAGCACCTCGTTGAGCAAACGGATGCGCGGCTTGGCGTCGGCCAGATGAACCTTGTGATCGCTATCATAAACCGCGCCAAGGGAAATCTGGATGAATTTCTGGCGCGCAGCGGCCTCGTTGATCGCACTGACCGCGGCGCCCGACTTCATGGTTATCTGCAGATCGCGCTTGAGATCTCCCATCATCTTTTTCTGGTCAGCCGTCAGCTCGACCGATCGCTGCTGAGTCACGCATTCCGGCCCGTTCCAGATTTCTTTCAAATCATAGCGGATCGATGGCGACAGGAGCTTTGCCGCCTTCTCGTAGCCATCAGCCTTCGGCTTCCAGATGAAATTGGAAACCTGGAACATGGTTTCCGTTTTCCACCCGGTTTTCGATTTGCCGTAGGCGTTGTTTACGAGTTTCGCAAGACCATAGGCATCCGTGGGGGCGTTCGGGGTGGGAGTTCCGGTAAGAAGCCAGAGGTATTCACGATTTCCCAGAACTTCACGAGCGATGCGGTGGCGTAAAGTGGTGGGGTCTTTATAAGC